AAGATAAGCCTAATTAATAGTATATTTATAGGCAAATATTTGCTATATGACAATAGATATTTGTAAGTAGAAAGGAAGACAATGGCTAAGAAAAAACAACAAGTAGAACAAGTCATACAGTTTGACGTTATTAGACCTTTTGGTCCAACAATAATGAGAGGAAGAATGCCTGATTTTATTACTAAAATGCTTGATGATAAATCAGAAGAGCTTTTAACGAATAAAAAATTATCTAAAGAGTATGATTTTTCTCATAACTTAGCAGGGAATGTTAAACAAGAAGTAAGATTTCCACAAGATTGGATGAACACAGAAGAATTCATGCCAATGGTTCAACTAATTGGTGAGATGGTTAAGAATTATCTTTCTATACCACCAGCAAGTGAAACAATTAGATCTGATTACGTGGGTAAAATGGTTATTGAATCTATGTGGTCCGTGAGTCAGTGGGCGGGAGACTTCAATCCTTTTCATATACATGACGGTCAACTGTCTGGTGTTTGTTATTTACGAGTGCCTCCAAGTTTAGCAGAAGAATATGCAAAAGAAGATCACTATCCAACGGTAGGAGATATATGTTGGTTTCATGGTCAAGCGGCGACGTTTAGTGGACATAAACATCAAGAATCACCAAAGGTAGGAGATATATTTTTGTTTCCAAACTGGTTAGCGCACGGCGTGTATCCGTTTAGAACACCAAATGAAGAGAGAAGATCTGTATCTTTTAACTTACATTTGCTTAAAAAAGATGATCCCGATCCATCAAATAGTTGATGCAAGTAGAAGACTTTAATTTATTTTCAACAGAAATTTGTTCTTTTAAATTTTCTCCACAAGAAATACAGCCTTTACTTAATGAAGTTTCTCTTAAAGAGAAACAAATAAAAGAAGTAAGTAAGTATTTTAATAAAATGGGTGGAGTAAATAATTACCATACAGACTACGCAAACCCAGTAAAGCTTCAAGAATATGAAAAACTAATGATGATGTTAAGTAATTTTTTTATGAACAAAAATAAAACTTTTAATATTGTTAACTATTGGACAGCGTTCTATAAAGATACTTCTTATCATGAAGCTCATACTCATGCTCATAATTTAGAGAACAATTTAAATAATTATTCTAGTGTTTTATATTTAACCAATAGTGGAGGAACAAAGTTTTTTTCTTCAAATTACACAAGTGCTCAAAAAAATGAATTAATAAAATCTGAAGTCGGAAAAATAATTTTTTTTCCCTCCAGTTTATTACATAGTGGAATTAATGATCAAAGCGGCGAAAGAATTATCATATCATCTAACATAGGAATGTATGCAACATCATAAAGAAACAAAGTTTGTCATGTATGTTGATGATTTTTTAGATGAGGCTACGTTAAAGTCATTACAAGATACAGTTACAAATCTTAAATATGAAAAAGTAAAAAATCCTAATGGTCAGTTGTATGGCATGCGTCATACTTTTAACACAAGCATTCACGATGATCCGTTACTTGAATTAATTAAGAAGTATTTTTTTCCTTATAGAGATCTTGAACCGATATCCGTAAGTGCACATTTACGAGAAAATAACAAAGAACCTTTGTTTCATACTGATGATGATAAAGGTAACGTCGCTAACTTTCTCTTATTTGTAAAGGGAGAGCCTCTGCTTAATAATGGCACAGGTTTTCTACATAATGAAAAGTTATCATCACATATAGGTTTTGTAGAAAACAGAGCTTTATTTTTTAACGGCATGAAAATACCACATTCAGATCTACAATCTTTTGGAGACAGTTCTAACAGATATACTCTTAATATTTTTTATAGAGAAATAACAAAAGAAGATATTTTTCATGAATCATGTTTATATAACAAAAAAAGATGGAGGGAAAACCTTGATACTTGATATAGATAAAGTACCCATGGTCCGTGTGACGTGGTTAGATGCCCGTGATACAGAGACAGGTTGGCTTGATATAAAAGAAGTGATGAGCGCTCCGTTGGCCGTGTGCCAAGAAGTAGGATGGATGATACATAATGGTTCAGAAAAAATAATTATTATGCGTTCGTATAGTAAAGACAAAGAAGACATTACTGGTGGAGGTGCTATTGCTATACCTAAAGGTTGGTTAAAAAAAATAGAGTATCTAACGGTGAGCTATGCAGAAAATTAAAAAAGCATATAAAAATAAAAGTTATGTGCTTTTAAAAAACGCAATTAATTTAAAATCTTTTGGATTAGATTTTGATTTTAATAGTTTATTTGAATTTTATAATACTTACCCTATTCCTGATTATCTACAAAAAAATCAAAGCAGTCTTCATCTTTTTCAAGTAATGAATGTTGTTAACGAACATACAAGTAATTTTTTTAACGCTTATCTTGCTCACATAGCAAACTTAATGAAGAATATATTTAAATATAAAATAGGTAATTTAGATTTTTTCTTTTCTACAAAAGGAGAAGTTGGCAGCAGTCATGTTGATTTAGAGCATGTTATCATTCTAGGTATTTACAATAATACATATTATCACATTAATGGTAAGGATATAAAAGTATGTCCAGGTGATCTTTTATATGTTTCTGTAGGCAATCTTCATCATGTTTTTTCTTCCACAGAAAGGATAGTTTTATCTTTATCCTTGTGGGAAACAAAGGATTAAGTATGATTTTAAATGATAAAAATATTAAAGATATTAAAGAAAAAAAAATAACGTATGTAAAAAATTTTACATCTATTGAAGAGACTTATGACTTTAATAAAATTTCTTACTTAGTTGACAGTTATTCTTTATATGTTGATTATGTACCAAAACAAATAAATTATTTTAATTCTATATGGAAATTTAGGGACATAGATAAATTAGATAATCAATTTTTTGTTTTATTGGATTTTCTTTCTAAGATTTTTAAATACCCTCATCATATTGAAAATGGTGTTGATATATTTTTTTCTTTTGTTACAAACACTGGCAGATCGCACGTTGATAAAGAGGATGTTTTTCTTGTAGGACTATATGGAAAAACAATTTATAAAGTAATTGAAAACAATATAGATTACTGTTTAGAAAGAGGAGATCTTTTGTATATACCTAAAGGTATTTGGCACAAACCTGTTTCAGCTACTCCGAGATCAATAGCCTCTATAGGATTTTTTGAATGACAAAAATATTTATTGGTACGCCTTGTTATGGCAACATGCTTACAGCAGATTATTTTAAAAGCTGTTTACAACTTACAGCTTTAGCTGCACAGAAAAAAATAGAATTACAATTTGGAACTATTGGTAATGAGTCTTTGGTAACAAGAGCTCGTAATACATTAGTGCAGTTGTTTATGGATAATGAAGATTACACTCATCTTTTATTTATTGATGCTGATTTGGCTTTTAATCCTGAGTCTGTTTTTCGTATGCTAGACTTAGATGAAGATGTGGTAACGGGAGTGTATCCACGAAAGGTAATTGATTGGACAAAAGCCATAAGAAGAGTAAAAGAAAATCCAAACATTAAAGAAGATGAATTACACGCAGCATCTTTGCAATACAATTTGAATGTCAAAGATCCAAAGAAAGTAATGGTAAAAAAAGGATTTATAGAAGTATTAGATGGAGCCACAGGATTTATGCTAATTAAAAGAAATGTTTTTAAAAAAATGGCTTTAGCTTATCCAAATCTTAGATTTAAATCTGATCAACACTTAGGAGATCCCCACGACAAAACTTTTGGATATCACGATACGTCTGATTGGAATTATGCTTTTTTTGACACGATGATTGAGCCTGGGACTAAAAGATATTTGTCAGAAGACTACGCTTTTTGTCGTTTATGGCAAAAAATAGGTGGTAAAATATATGCTGATATCGTCAGTGGTATGACACACATGGGTAATTACTCATTCAAAGGCAACGTGGCCACTCAATTCTTGCCACAAAACAATAAATAATTTAGTATACTACGACATGAAATTAGTTGACTTAAAGTTCCAACCAGGCATTGACAAACAAGATACTGCTTACTCAGCAGGGGATCAACGTAAATATGTTGATTCCGAATTTGTACGTTTTCACTATGGAAAGCCTGAAAGATGGGGTGGCTGGTCGTATTTACCTGATCCTAACAAAAGTATTGTTGGAATAGTCCGTGATACGCATAGCTGGATTGGTCTAGACGGAACCAGATATCTTGCTTTGGGAACCAATAGAAAACTATATTTATTCTCAGGTAGTGCTCTTTATGACATTACACCTATTAGAGAAACTGCAGCTTTAACAAATCCTTTTACAACAAATGGTACAACAACAGTCACTGTCACTGACGCAAACCACGGTGCTGATGAAGGTGATTTTGTAACCTTTGATTCTTTTTCCGCAATAGATGGTTTGGACATGAATAACGAATTTCAAATTACAACGTATGTTGACGCTAATACATACAAAGTTACACACACAAGTGCAGCTTCTGGATCTACATCAGGAGGAGGAGGATCAGGTAATGCTAATTATCAAATTAATATAGGACCACTCGTGTCAACTTATGGTTATGGTTGGGGCACAGATGCTTGGAGCGCTGGTGCATGGAATGAATCGAGCACTTCTTCGGATGTTGAAATAGCGGCCAGATCTTGGTCCTTAGATAACTTTGGTGAAGATTTAATTGCTACTGTTTTAAATGGCAGCACTTATATAAAAGATATTTCTGGCTCGATAGATGCAAGAGCAACAGCTTTATCCAATGCTCCTACCGCATCAAGATTTAGTTTGGTATCTACTGATACAAGACATTTAATGATTTTTGGCACAGAAACAACAATAGGTGATACATCTACACAAGATGATTTATTATTTAGATTTTCTGACAGAGAGGATGCTACAGACTACACACCTACATCTACTAATGAAGCAGGTTCACTACGTATATCTGACGGCTCAAGGATAATAGGTGCTGTTAAATCATCAGGACAGATATTAGTTTGGACAGATACATCACTTCATGGTGTTCAGTTTGTTGGCACACCTTTTACTTTTGGTCTTAGACAACTCGGTGCTAACTGTGGGTTAGTAGCACAACACGCTGCCATTGAAGTAAATGGTAGAGCGTATTGGATGTCAGATAATGCATTTTATATGTATGATGGTGTTGTTAAAAAAATGCCTTGTTCCGTGCAAGATTATGTTTTTGATAATTTAAGTTATACTGGTAGAGGCGATACTGTTTGTGGTTTAAACACGGCCTTTAATGAAATAATTTGGTATTATCAATCTAGCACTGGATTATCAATAGATAGGGCGGTAGTTTACAATTATTTAGAGAATACTTGGTACACAGTTACAGAAGGTAGAACAACTTGGCTTGGTGCTTACGTATTTGAAAAACCAATTGCAACTAAATTTTTTGCAACAGTTGCTAATGTATCAACTATATTAGGTTTGACAGCAGGAGCTTCTGAAATTTATGAACATGAATCTGGTAATAATCAAGCAAATGGCACAGCAATATCCGCATCTTTAACAACTGGATCTGTTGAGATTGCTGATGGTGATGAGCTCATGTCGGTTAGTAGATTAGTTCCTGACTTTGATAACTTGGCTAATACAATGACAGCTACTTTAACATTAGAACAATATCCACAATCTGCAGCTAATGTAACTACAACAGGTTCTATTTCTAATACAACAGAGAAAATTGATATAAGAGGTAGAGGTAGAGCGGTTAAAATTAAATATGAAACTAACACGGTTGATGACACAGCTTGGAGACTTGGATCTACTAAGCTACAACTTAGACCAGACGGGAGAAGATAATGGCAAAAATAACAATTACACGATTACCAAATGCTACACCAGAATATAATGCTAATCAGTTTGATCAAATGGTTTCATTACTTGATCAAATTATTCTTTTACTTAACACAAACTACCAACAAGATTTAAAAGAAGAGTCACAGTCGGAGGCTTTTTTCCTTGGCTAATGTATTTAAAAGCGCAATGGTGGATATTACCACAACAAATTTAACAACTGTCTTGACAGTTCCTACGGCTAATCCTGGTGCGACTCCACCAGTCATGCCTACTACGGATGTAGTAAAATCTCTTTTAATTTGCAATGACTCTGGTTCAACAACTTTAGTTGACGTTGAAGTTGTCCGAGGCGCTGCAACCTTTGAAGTATTCAAAGCAAAGAGTATTGCTACAAACACAACAACAGAATTATTGACTCAACCTCTAGTTCTGCAAGAAAGTGATGTTCTTAAAGTACAAGCAAATGCTGCCAATCAGGTGCACGTTATAGCAAGTTTTATGGAGGTCACGAAAGGACAACTCTGATTAACTTACACTCTCTATTTATTACTCCCGTATTTTCATTACAACTAAAAGGCCACGAACATCTTATTGATAGCATATATCAACTACGAGAAAAAGATGAGATGGGTATGCCACGGTCCAAT